CCCATTGCCCGAATTTCTTTCCGTACATTCTTTCACTTACACTTCCTTTACGCTCTAAATTGTGGTCGAAGATAAATGAATCCCACACGCCGTACTCGTTAATCCAAAGTAATGATTGAATCGGATTACATTCTGCTTTTTTAATGTAGATTGTTTGCTCGATTGAGCCTAAAGTAACGGTATAATAGTGGACTAAATCAATGTCAGGAACACCAGCGTTTAAAACCAAAGAATCCGTACTAAGATTAAGCTGTGCAATTACAGTTGTTTGCGTTTGTGCATACGTGTGAAGTAGTAAACCTTCAACATCATAGAATGATAAATCCAATGTTGCGCTAGAATCCATTATCGCAGATAAATAGAAAGGCGCACCAAATTGTTGATACATATTTGTTTCAGGATAGTTAGTCAAGAACTTGTTAACTATCCAATCCGTTGCATCCCATTCCATCCAATCAGCATCGGATAAACAAGCCTTAAATATTTTAACTGCTGAGCTTGTTGCATTGGCTTGGTTTATAGGAATAGTTCCGTAGTTCTCGATTACCTTAATGTATATACTGCCATTTGTTCCACTAGATGTAAATAAAGGTATTGTTTGTTGCGGCGTATTTAATAGATTCTTAACTATTGGTGAAACGTCAATATGTGCGTAGATTCCACTTTCAACAAATATCCTATCTTCGCTTACTAAAACAGAATTGTAATAGGTCTCAACTATATAAGAAAAGTTAGGTTGTGCGGTTTGTGTAGACTGAAATCTAAACATCAAAGGATTATCTGACGGGCTAAAATTAGCGGGTACTTGTGAAATCGTTACTGCCATGGTTCAACTAAGTTTACTGTTATTGCTTCTTTAAAGAACTCAGAAAGCTCCTTTTGTATTTTTGTCGTTAATGTTTCATTTACTACATTGGTAAAGAATGGTCTAGCTTGTTTACCTTTCTTTCTTACGTTTGCCATTACTGCCCATGCAAAAGAATCGTATGTGTCAAATTGTGCGGGCATCGTTATACCTTTGTCCATTGTCCAATCCAAAATCGACTTATGAAACGACACCTCTCCAGGTGGTTGCTTTCCCCAGCTTGGTGCTCCATGCTGTACTTCAGTTCCGTTTACTCCGTAGTTAACAAACTTCCAATAGAAGTCCGCACTTAATCCAATCGTTACAACATTACCGTCTTTCGTTACTTGCTTATCCGGAATAATGCTTTGTCTTAAACGTCTAGACGCTGCAATATTCAGCGAATCCATTTCAATCACCAATTGATCCGCAACGTCCTGCATTAAATCTTTTAGCAATTCTTCTAAAGGCGTACCGGGCAACCCTTTTAAAATAGCTTCGGAATTACCAACCGTTATTAGATTCTTGAAATATTCAACGTCTTGAGCCATGTCCTATTTGTTAGAGAGTTTTTTACGTGCATTGTGCACTAAAAATTTACATTTATGAGAATAAGAGTAAATATTAAGCATCGTTACCTTATTCCAATCACCTTGAAAAAACTCTTTTGCTATTACATCGAAGCCTTCTTCCCAAGCAAACTTAGCGGGCTTAACATCTTTTCGAGTACCTTTCTTGTTTTCGCTTTCTGGACTGATAGCATCATTGATTTTTTTATTTTGGTCAAAAAAAAAGCGGACGCATTCATAAATACATCTAGTGGCATATGCTCCTTTATGATTTCATATCGGTCAGCAATTGAATTAAGCAAGTTGTCATTCTCATCCACAGCTCCGTACAACTGACCTTTAGGAAAGTAGAATAAGCAGCCAAAATAAACAGCATCTTTCTTCATATCTCCTTTACTGAAATCCGCGTGCCATCCAACACCAACTTTCTCCGCATTGACTAACTCAAATTCAAAGCCATTTAGCGTGATTTCTTTAGCAGGTTTAGCGACTTTGATTCCTGAATATAAATTAACAATGTGGCTAAACATTGCCGATATATCATTTACGTTAATCTGTTTCAACTTAGAACGAGATACGCCACTAAACAAATGGATAAATTCTAGTTGATCCATTATGTCAAGTTTATCTTCTGTTAAGAAATACGGGTTTTGCAATGCTTTAAAATGCTCTATTCGTAAGTCTTTTGTTTTTTTGGGTAGTTTAATTTCCATAATGTCCTTTACTTTTAACGTGATTAAACGCATCAATTAGTTTATTTACTTGGTCTTCATTCATTAAGATTTCGCCCATCCTTAGATTGACTCTAACGCCTTTCATTTGGTAAATGTAATTCACCACGACATCCGCCATGTGCATTAAAATAGGTAATTTATTCATATTATGCAAAGTATTTTCCTTTCTTACTTAAATGTTTTCTAGCTTGGTTGTATAAAGATAGCGAAATAACGCTGTCATCGTGTATGCCTTCGGGCGCTGAGTATTTCACATGGCGAGTTTTAGGATCGTATATGTATGTGAACGCTTCTAACTCATCGATTAGATACTCTTCATTCGGAATGATTAACTCCATTTGCTCAAACGAAACAGCTAGGTCTTCAATCATTATCGGTTTAGTCTTTGAGCTTGTTGTGAATGGTTCGATTAAATTACCCGTTATTTTCTTTAGCATTTCATAGAATACATCGCCTTGGTTATTGACCTCAACATATGTGACTGCTTTGAATTGGTTTATCCTAGCACCTACTTTCTTAATTATATTACTCCATTCATCTTGTCGGTATCGTTCGATAAAGAATACGCCGCCCTCTTTTGTACCTATTGTTAAAACGGTGTAGTCATCCGCGCGTCCAATATCCAAGCCTCCGTAAATTTTACCTACTTGTTGAGCTTGTCCGATTGATTCGCGTACGTTCTTGAATAATCCAGTAGCGCCATCGATAAATTCAGCAAGGTATTCTTGGCGAAAGATATGGTCTGGAACTGTTAAACGAATCGAATCGATTTCCCTTGCGTCAATCATTGGGTTGTCGTATGAACTGAATTGAAAGTATTTGTATCGGTCATCTTGATGTCTTAACAAGGATAGTTTATACATCATTCGTTTACCTCTAGGCGTTGAAATAAAGACTACCTTCCTGCCTTTTACTAGTACAGTAGGCTGTAATACTTCCTCCCATGTTTTAGTTTTCATATAATCAAACTCATCACATATCAGGTAATGGAAAGTATTACCACGAATACCGTCACTACGTTCTGCAGAAAAGAATTGTATTTGTGAACCAAATCCTTTAACGATTAGTTCGGTGTCGTTATATGTAAATAATCCACTTGATAAGGTAGCTTTTTTAAGTTCAGTATATACTTTCTTTGATTGCTTATAAATAGGAGATACCCATCCAATCATTGAATTAGGATAATTAATAGCCCAATACAATTGCTGATTTATGCACAACATCGTTTTACCGAACTGCCTGCCAATATTAAGTACATAATACTTTGCAGGATCGTTGTTAATTGAATTGTGTATTACCCTTTGCTTATCGTGAGGCTTATATCCTTTAATCGAACTCAAATTTATCTACAGTTTTAGATTCTATTTGTTGGCGGTCATGCATTCCTAAACGATTCTTTGCGTAGAATATTCCCTTGCCTTCATTCGCTACGATATCTTCTGCTAGAGCTGAGAAGGTAGCATCAATATTTTGTATTACTTTTTGCTTATAAGTGTTCTCCCATTTAAGCCATCTGTAGTAGGTCGGTCTTTTTATAGTGTCTTTTTTATCGTAGTTCATCGGTATCCAAATCCACAAAAAATACTTAATTGTTGGGATGTGCCTATCTCTTTGCTCTACTACTTTACCACTAGACGTGGCAACTTCTTTTACATTTGATAAACATTCATCAATGTATTCGATTGCTAACTCTTGTAAGCGGTCTACAAATGAATCACTTTTAACATTCATTACATCGATAATAAAACGTAAATGCCATAAAAAACCGCTACTACTGCAATTATAAACTGTAAGCCCGCAACACATCCAGATGCGGTAATTTCTCCTTTTGGTTGTTCTTCTTTATTTTCCATGTTCTTCAATCTTTTTAATAAATGACTTTCTACTCGTTGCTTTAATTGTTGGGTAAAGTAAACGCATTGCCTTCAATGTTAATTCA